CAACTTCAACTTGTGCAGCGGCATGTTGAGATACCGCGCCACCTCCGCGACCTGCTGGTCGCGGATCTCTTTCATCTGCGCTTCGTTCGGCTTCACCCCGGTCGGGTCGTACTTGAAGCCCATGCCGAGCACGAGCAGCTTGAAGGCCTTGTCGGCACTCGCGTGCAGCTTTTCGATCCGTTGACGGATCTGATCCTCCTGCTCGGCATCGAGATCGCGATCGGTCGCGGTCAGCACGCCCCCGAAGCGCGTGCCGTTGCCGAAAAACGCCGACGCGAAGTGCTGGGACGCGAGGGCCAAGCCGATCGCCTCTCTCGCCACCCGCACGAGGTTGTACCCTTCGACGCCGTCGTCGCCGAGTCCTTGGATGTGGAGGACATCGCTCGGTGTGAGAATGATCTCGCGATCGACGCGGTACCGGAGCGGCTTGCGACCCGTGGCCCGCTCCTCGTAAAACGGCGCGACCCGGTTTGGATGGAGCAGCCACAGCGCCGCCGGGCGGTCGGCGAGGTCGCGGGCGATCTCCGCGTACCCGTTGCCGTACACGAGGGCGTGGGCGGTCACCGCCCGCCGAAACACCATCGACGTCGTTTCAATATTCGGCTTGTACTTGAGGAGCTTATGAATCTTTGCGTCGGTAAAGTGGTCACTTCCGCCGTCTTGCCGACGTTTGTGCAGGTTGAGGGGCAGTTTGGCGACGTCCGCGCTGATCTGCTGGACGCCGTCCCAGAAGGCCGCGCAGGTGAACGCCGTGATCTCGTTCACGACGGGCCCGGCAATCGATTTCGCGCCGCTCCCGAAGAGCTCCGCGAGCTTCGGATCCTTCGAACTCCAGGGTCCCTGCCACGTCCCCCGCTGATGTACGCGCGCGAGCAGGCCCATGCGCTAAGTCCTCCTCCGCGACGCCTTGGTGTCGGCGATGAACCGTGGTCGAGTCGGTAAGCCGAACCACACCAACACCGCCCCTGGCACGCCGAGGGCGACCGGGCGGCTCACGTCCCAGAACCCGAGGCCAATCAGGAGGAGCCCGAGGAGCACCACGACGTCAGCGCGATCGACGGCGGCCGCGATCGCCTGAGCGGAACTGAGGACGCGTTTCTTGACGTTAGACAACCATCACCCCCACGCCGGCACGGGCGCCAGGCAACCCACTCACGATCTTGAGACCCATGAGACTCGCGACCACGCCGTCAATGTGTTTCCCGCTTTGTTTTGGTTTCACTGGACGGATCCGGCGCGCATCGTCCATCTTGACGGCCACATTCCCAAAATGATTCCGCAGCACCCGATGCCCGCCGTGTGACACCCGGCCCGCCTTGATCAAGGCTTCCATGACGTAGCAGGATTCCGACAGGTGCTGATAGTTTTGCAGGACCTCGAGACACCATTCTTTTCGCCCTGAGAACTTTCTCAACTGCTGCGCGATGTCTGTCGCAAACGCGGGGTCATAGCCAATGACACCCCGCCTGAGCTTCGGGAAGCGAGGCAGGATCTTTGTCGTGATGTCCGCGTAGATGCGCGAGTAGTCGATAATGGACCCGTCGGTCGGCGTCACGATCTTGAGCCGCGCCCACTCCGCATACGGTACCCCGTCTTGTTTTTCTCGCTCGACCATCGTATCTTTCGGAATCCAGAAGAATGGGAGGATCGTGATCCGGTAATTGAGGTCGACGGCTTTCGGCCCTTCCGTCTCTGGGTCGCCAGGGACCACATCGATCGTGTGGGTCGTTGTGAGTGGATGCCTAAACGTGAGAACGAAGGCCGCGAGGTCAATCTTCTGCGCGAGGTCGAGTCCACCGGCGACCGGCAGCTTCGCGAGTTCCGCATCCGACGCGATCGGTTCTTTACAGGCGTCGTACCAGTCTGTCGGAATCCAGGCGACTGCCTGATTCACCCAGCGGTTCAGGTTGAAGCGCAGGAAGTCGTTGAGTTTGCGGGGGTCGTTCTGCGCCTCCCTGGCCAGTCCTTCGAATTGCGTGCGGTCTATCGTGACCCCGAGGCCTGGATTCACACGCGCCCAGACCGCGCGGTCAGTGAAATCATCGTCCGGCTTCGCTTCAAAAATCACCGGGAGATGCCGCTCGTCCTGGATCTTGTCGTGCAGGACACGAAGCGCGTAATCGTATTCCTCGTAGCAGATCGACTCGTCGTCGTCCCCGGCCGTCGTGATTTCAAGAATGAGCGGCTGGCGCCGCGCGATGACGCCCCTCGTCAAGGTCTCAAAGAGCTCACGGTCAGGCTGAGCATGCAGTTCGTCAATGATGAGGCAATGGATATTCGGGCCATGCTTCGTTGCTGCCTCTGCGGAGAGGACCTGGAAGAACGCGTTCGGATCATCCACCCGCTCGATCTTGTTGCGATAGACGACGCATCGCTTTTTGAGTTGCGGGTTCGCTTCCACCATCGCTTTAGCAGCGTTGAAGAGAATCCTCGCTTGTTCCCGATCGGCGGCCGCGACGTACACCTCGGCGCCAGGCTCGTTGTCGCAGAGGAGCATGTAGAGGGCGAGCCCCGCAATGAGTTGCGTCTTCCCGTTCTTCTTCGGGATTTGGATATAGGCCTTCGTGAACCGGCGGAGACCCGTTTCGGCGCTCACCCACCCGAAGATGGGCCGGAGAATCAACTGGGTCTGATAGTCGAGCGGCTGAAAGGGCTGCCCAGCAAATGGGGCTTTGCTGTGACTGCAGTACCGAGGGAAGAACGCACAGACACGATCCGCCGCATCCGTGTCAAAGCGATAGCGCCCCCCGCAGTTCGTGATTGGAATCGTGACGCCAGGCCAGCGTTCTGTCGGCGGTGGACCCCCGCCCCACCAACTCGCTCGTGTCGCGGGCTTGTCAGCGACCGCTGGTGCCACGACCCCCTCCAAAGAACGCATCGTCCTCACCCGCTCCAGGCACCGGGACGTGTGCGATGGGCATCTGTTTGCCGGCGGGTGTCAGGATAAACTGCAACTCGTAGGCGTTGATCTGTTTCAGTAAGCCTCGGTGGTTCGGTCCTCCCCGACCAGAACTGTCAGCTTCTTTCTGCTCAAGGACCACGACTCGGCAATACCGTTCGAACGAGAGGGCTGAGGCCCGCGTCAGCGTCCGATTCGCAAAGGCATGCGGTGCCTGCAGCATCCAGATCCGGCGTTCCTCAATCGTCAGTGCGTCCGGGGCGTCGAACTCCTCGATCGGTGGTGCCCCGTTCGTCGTGGGTGGCATCACCGAAGACGGATGCGTCACGACACTCGCGAGTCGCTTCGGCTTCGGCTTCCGACCAGCCCCCACGCGACGACCCCCACGCGGCATCGCTACGCGTCCTCCCGTTTGATTTCAGATTGATTCAGCACTAATCAAACTCTCACCATGAACTCCAGAAACGCCTTTCAAACGCACGAAGCCGGGCCGCGCTGTTGACGACTATCGCGCCCGTGATGTTCATAGCCCCCTGGGTTCATACCGCTAACCTCAATTGTCCTAAAGGTTTGTCAGCCTTGGCACAATTACAGGCTCGACACGCACACTGCACGTTGTCCCAAGTGTGTGAACCGCCAGCGGCGAACGGTAGGATGTGGTCGAGTTCTGGGGCGGCCGGATCAGTGGTCCCCTTCAATCGCTGAGGGGTGGACCGCCCACATAATTGGCATCGCCAGCGGTCCCGCCGGAACACCTTCTCGTTGGTGATGCTGTAATCGCATAGCGCGCCAAGGCGACGGGCACGAGCCTCCGCGTTCTTAGCCTTACCACGACGCGCGAAGCGGTGAGCGCACCTCTGTGAACAGAAGGCGGTCCTTCCTCCGTGAGACGGTAGGAACCGACCTCGGCACTGCTTACATGTACGTTGGTCACGTCCACGAGGACGGTAGGAGACTCTGGCTAGTTTCGACGCATGGATCCGCCGGCAAGGCAACGAGCACATCAGCATCCCTAGATGCGGACACGCGCGCCCACAGATACGGCACGGATCAGGGCTAGGCCGTGGTGGACGGGCGGCTATTCGATCCGCCTTGGCTTTGGCCTTTACCCGTCGCTGATACTCAAACCCACAGACCCTGGAACAGCATAGGCCTCGACGCCAACGCTTCCTAAACACCACGCCGCAGACAGTGCATGTGCACGGAGGCTTCTGTGACCAATGCCGCTCAGCCCGTAGCCGACTACTACTCACTAAGCGAGCGGTGACACATGCCACCGAGCAACACCGTCGGCGGGCCATCCTGCCGATTGCTGAGAAATCAATGCTGCAATGTGCGCAGGTTCTAATAGTCACGGCTTGGCCATCCACAGGCGTCCGAAGCCGCCTTCTGCAGCGGTCTTCGCATCGTGGTGGGTCTTACACATGGAAACCCAGAGCGAACGGTCCCAGAACCGCGTCCGGTCACCCCGATGCGGAACGTGGTGATCCACCACGGTCGCCGGCGTCACGCGTCCGGCCCTTTGGCAGGGCTCACATAGGGGGTGAGCACGCAGATGCCCGAGACGCGCCCGTCGCCACGCCCCGTTGTATAGGTGCTGCCATCGAGACGACTCTCCGCGTCGCTTGGCTCCATGGTCGGGACAGGGCACCGTGTTGGAACAGCCAAATTGAGAACAAGCGCGCGCGGTGGCGGCCGGCATTACGGCGTCCCCGTTAGACCCTGCTGGGCCGCCCTGGCACGGCCGGCGGCCTGCTTCGTCGCACTGGCCGGGACCCCGCAGCCTTTCTCTCGGAGCACATGGGCCGCACGATCCAGCGCGGTGGCGGCCAGTCCTAACTCAGCCGCGGCCTGACGAATGATGGCCATCGCCATCTGTTCGGAGGATGGAGGCGGGAGGGCTTGCCCTTCTCGAAGCTCTCGCTCCTTCGCTGTGGCGAGGTGCTGGATCACCCGCTCCCGCAACCGCGTGGCGACGAGGGCGTCTGCCTCCGCCTCGAGGGCCACGGCCGCGTCCATCAGCAATGCCCCACGGGCTGCCGGAAACAGCCGTGCACCTCACCGGCCCGCACGACCGTCAGCCCATAGTGCGCGACGACACCGGCCATCGCGACATCTTGACTACTCGGGTGGAAGTACCCCGGTGGCGGCCCAGGGCGCGTGTCTGGAAGGGTTTCCTGGTGCCGTGCCTCCAGACGTGCGATCACCGACGCATGGAGATCGACCAGTTCCCGATGCCGGCGTGCGGCGAGCGCATGACGCGCCTGCTGGTGCCAGCGGGCGGTGATCACGGCCTCGCGGAACGCCTGGCAGAACGCCTGCCAGGAGCGTCGACACCGCGCGAGGGCGGAACGTCTTGTCCTGATGCTACTTAGGATGCCGCAATGGGAGTCTGCTACGGAAGGAGTGGCCTTCCGTTCTCTCCTGTTTCATGCTGTTTCAAGGTTTCTAACGACGTGCGATAGACCCGCCAGTGCCCAAGCGGGAGTCGCGTACAGCGTAAGAGGCCGCAGCGGCAGTACTTCTTGATCGTCTGCGTGGAGACGCCGAGCGCCGTCGCGGCGTCATTGAGCCTGACGAGGTCATCCTGGCTGGCGGCGTCGGATCCGCTCATCCTCGACTCCAGGGCCAGCGCCAGCCGCCTGGAAACGCATGGGACATGAACAGTGAATGGGCGGACCGTCCTGATCCGCAAATCCTGCACGGCCGTTCACCTTCCTTGAGCACGCGATTGGGTGGAAACGGAGGTGGCGGCGTGTCCTTCGTCGGCTCGGATCGCTCATAGCCACACGTCCTGCACGTGAACACAAGGGAGTCACTGACGTATAGACGCACCAGTGGCCGAGCGGTAGGCGCGCGCAGCGCAAGCAGTAACGGCGCATGGCGATAGATCGGCCCGCTCCAGCCTTCGAGGCTCCCGCACTTGGGACAGGGACAGGGATCGGATCCGCTCATCCCTCAACCTCCGCGACGACTTCATAGTTCTCCAGCGACCACCACGTCTCGCACTTCGGACAGATCCAGTTCGACCACATTTCGTCGCCGTCGCTAGCAGGGACGAAGTCCGCCTGCATGTCCTGCTCTGTGCCGACCCAACCACACGAGGGACAGCGATACCGCTTCTCGCTCATGCCTCTGACTCCTGCGCAGAAGACCACGGCAGTAACACGTCACGCAGGAAGGCCTCG